ATGTCAACAGGAGAAGCTTCAACGAGTGTTGAATCCAAAGTGGCTTTGAGAGCCGCTTGGTACGCAGGAACAGAAAATTTGGAGATGAGAATCTTTTCCATCACTTCAAGACGCTTGGAATCCCAAGCCTTCTGAAATCTTGCATCCTTTATTCTATGACACATTCGAGCAGCAACTGATCCAGTTGTTGTTCTCAACAGATTCTGAAACACTTCTTCGTTTTCGAAAAACTTTGCTTTCTCCAAAGCATAAGCCATTTCTGAACTTGAGACCTGAAATTGAACACCTTCCATTTCATACTGGAATGGGAAATCGTGACAAAGATTTGACAAGAATTTGTGTTCTTGTTTTGTGTCTTTATCAGACATATAAAAAGCAATAACAGGTTTTTCTGAAACGACAGCAACTTGAGAAACATAAGGCGAAGAAACATCACGGAAAATATCTTGAACACAAATATTTGACAAAATTTCACGAGCAACATCAGATCTTCTCAACTCTTTAACGTACCATTCGAAGTACGCTGGACCCCACATAGCAGCCAAACGCACAGCAGATGTTACAGTACCAACCAAAGCTTCATCATCAGCATCCTTATGAGTCCATCGAGGAATTTCCTCAATGACATCCTTCTCCAAGGGTCCAACAAACATGGTTTTAGGTCCAGTAAAAGGGTTGACAACAAAGAATCTTTTGAGCAATGTGAGATTATTCCAAGGTATAAATTTCGACAAAGTTTCACTTTTGTCTGGAGCTGTTAGTTCCAAACCAGTTTCCTGCAAAGCAGCAGCGTAAGCAACACAATCAAATGATTCAGCACGATGAGACACAGTATATATAAAATCATCACCATAAACATGACACACAAAATTTTTTCTCCATGACGAATATGAAGTCATTTCGCCATCACCGAGAGCCCGGAAATGTTTAATCCAAGCATAAGCCAAAACAAGATGATTAATAACACAATTTACAACAGTCGTCATCACACAACCTGACGGGTTTCCTTGAGCACAATGATACAAACCACCAAACATATACACAAAATGATTACGCGATTCCACAGATGAACAATCAATAGCGACACGGTCTTCAACTTTCGGATAAAAACGAGCAATTAATTCATAAGCATGAGCCATAAGTTGAGATGTAATTGAAGC